AGTATATCCCCATTTCATTGGATCAAATAATAACGTAGTACTTCCATTCTGAAAACTAGTATTTAATTTTCTAACATATCTCCCAGCTGAAGGACTACTATATCCAGAATATCTATAACCTCTATTATCTATACCACCAGAAGAACCCACCCATGGCCTCCATTTTTGTTTCATAACTCTACTTAAATATACAAAATAATTAACATTATAATCATCATTTTTTATCTGAGTATATAAATCAAGTTCAAAAAACAAAGTTCTTCCTGAATCTTTTAAATATTTTAACATAGCTGGCGTAATAATATATTCATTACGGTCAGTATCAATAGAATGACCATTTATTGTTTTATCAAATGGAACAGTTATACGCTTATTGGGATATAATTTTAAATTGGCGCTATCCATTGAGTTTGATATTTGATATAATCCAGAAACAGGATCATATCCTAAATCATTTATATTAAAATCAATATTGAAATCTAGATCTAATTCTCCGCTTGATTTAATTTTAGGAGGAAATTTAAAAAATTGAAATTGTGTATCAACTGCATCAATAAATGATTTATTTGTATATGTTTCTGTTATTGGCTCTATTAATAAAGGTTGTTGATTTTTATTGTCCTGTTGAAATTCTAAATTGCCAGCTCGATCTCGTTTTAATATTTCATTTGTTGTGCTAGCTAACCCATCTTTAATATATTTTTCTTTCGAACTAGGTAAAACTGCATTTGGTATAGTTTGATTAGTAGGTACAGTTGATGATATATTTAAAGATTGCTGTTTTCCATCTCCATTTTTATTTTGACTGCTTTTTATAGGACCTTCAGATAAAGCTTTAGATCTAGAAAGTCGTTGTCCAACCCTAGGATATTTTTTTAAACTTTTTATCATTAATTTACCTAACTACTTTAAAATAAAAATCGTCGTCAATAATTTCTTCATATATTCCAGAATCAACTTTAAATATTAATCTATAATATCGTTCTGGCATTAATCCAGCTGTGTCTAAATTAATAAAATTACTAGTACTGTCACAACTTATTTTTGTATAATCCTTATTAAATGGTATAACAACTTCTTCTGATCCTGCATCTGTTATTGAATAAAATGAACTAGTAGGTAAAAATTTTACCGTAGATTCTGGGAATTGATTTGTTGGCGACTTACTAGGATATCTATCTCGTGCAAATATTCGTATTTTATTAACACTTGTATCTTTATATTCTTTCTTAATATCTGTGTATATTTTATATGATTCAAAATTAATTTCTGACATTGATCCTGTATTGAATGTTGAATCATCAAAAAACATAATTAATTTTGGAACATATACCGTATGAGTTTCACGACTAAAAAAGCTAACTTGTCCTTGAGTGTTAAGATTGCGTTCGTCGACATCTGAAAATTGTAATAAAAATCCATAATTTGGAATTATTTTACCATTCGATCCAGATTGCCATGTTTTAATAGCGGAAGTAACATCCATGTAAATATCAGTATTTCTAATAGTTTGTAATGGATCTAAATCACTAACACGATCAAATGATTGAGAAAATACCATTTGTAATCCAGAATTTGGATCTTGATATAAAGAACTTCCACCGGTACCAGAACCAGATATGTATATATTACTTCCATCAACAAATTCATTAGGTAATAAAGAAGATCCAGAAGACCAAATTGATCCTGACGTTGGATAATTCCACGTACATCCGTTTTTAATTTTAGGATTTGAATTTACAAACCCTAAACCATTATCCCATTGATCGGCAATCATTTTAGCATGTATATTATAATTCGAAGGAAGATTTATTGCATGAGTTGTATGTAATTGTAAAAAGAACTTACAATTGTTAATATTAATATTATATTTTGTTAATGATTTAGTTACTTGTGTTATATCAAATTGAACTAACGATCTTGTTTTTAAATAATTAGTTCCGCCAGTAGTATCACGCTTACCAATTTCTAGAATTTCATCAAGTCCAGCATTAAGTTCTTTAGAAGCTTCTAAAATAGTAGTGTCTTGGGATGGATATAATATTTTAAACATTTTTTATTTTTCTATTAATTTGAATATGTTATAGTAGGTGATCCAGTTACTCCTGTTACGTGCCAATATGTTCCATCACATATCAAATCATATTGATCTCCAGTAAAGGTTCTAGAAGATGCTATTTCCATTTGAACAAAAGGTCCATTTGACTTTTGTAATGTGGCATTAGTAGTAGTAAGAATACTGAATAAGGCTTTTTGATCAGAACTCTCAACAAAGATATTAAATGATCTTGCTAATGCCGCTGGACTAGTAGCAGTATCTCCCACTTGTCCAACTATAATTTTATATGCAGTACCAGGCGTTACAGAATTTGGTCTAGGCAATTTAAATCCAATTCCATTTGAACCTTGATTACCATCGGAGGGAACTATTAATACATATATAGAATTTGAATCACCATTTACATCAAATGTTATTGTCGAATCATTTGGTACTTGGGAAGTAATTATTTTTGATTTATTCCCTGATACAGTCCCGGTGAAAACAGTATCTCCTGTAAACGTAAACGACCCAGATGGAGTTAAATTATACGCATGAGTTCCTTTCAATGCATCAATCGATTGCGATATATGTGCAGCTTGAATTGTTCCTGAATTAGTTATGCCTGATGTTGATAATGTTAGTGCCATAATTTTATATAAATATTTTCATGTTAATATGTTGTTACTTTTCCTTTAATATCTTTTTTAGGAAATTTAATTTCAAATATACTAGGATCTAGACTAGGATATATAATACCCTGTTTTGTTGCAGTTTCTAAATCATATACATTACCAGAATAATTTTCTGTCTTTTTAAATAGATTTTTAAATTGCAATCCTACTACGTTTTGTACTCCTTTTGAATTAGCTATTATTTGCATGACTTCTGATTTTATTATCGGTTGATTAATTTGCCAATTATCTATTCTAAAATATGTTTGTAATTCATTTATACACGTTAATAACACTTCATTTGAATTATAATTAGGCAATACAGTTATTTCAAAATCAATTCCAAAATTAATAATAAATGCATTTTTAATATTAATAGCATCTGTTAATATTCGATGATAATCTAGATATGTCTTTAAATTTAATTTAATAGCTTTATTTAATTCGGTTAATTGTTTATCTGAATTGTATCCTAATACATATAGATTCATAGCCAATGGATTAGCAATACGAGTATCTTCTAATTGTTCTTGATCTATTTGGTCATCTGGAACAATATATGCTTTTGCCACACTTCCAAATTTTGCTGGCATAGAATAACATCTAACAAGATAATCTTGTTTTGTAACTAATCGATTTTGAGTTGCAAAATTTGCAGCTGCGTTATTTTTTATATCTTGTAATGAATCTTGTTCTTTACCTCCTCGAGCAGGTCCAATGTTATTAATTGAAATAGATGATTTAACAAAATTAACCATTGCTGTAGCATTTGTTGAATTTGGGTCGTCACGAAATGATACAAAATCTATTTTATTAATAGTATTACTATCAACATTGTCAGATAATCCATTACCGGTGGAATATGTTACATTTAATGTTGTATTTGAAGGAGCTTCTCCATATGCTTTTGTATATAAAAAATTTGAAGGATCAATATCAACATTAATGTTTTTTCTTTGTCGTTCTAATCCATTACCTACATTTGATGGATTAGGAATTATTTCTTCATCATTATTACTACTTACTCCAGCACCAAATTGAAGTTCCATTTTATTATCTGATCGTAATCTTCTTATATATCTTTTAGCAACTTTTTTCATTTTTAATAGATACGGAGATGAGTCACGAAATTGAAATGTGTCTGGATCATTTTCTTTTACATTTAATACTTCTTGAAAAACTGTATCTTGTGCTAAATATGGAACTTCTGTCCATGCATCGCCGTCTGTTTCAGTAACTGATATGATTTCTATTACATTTTCTTCTGGTAATACTATTTTATCATATGCTTTTGCAGATTCAAAAGAAAAACTTTTTGTTTTAATAGTTCCAGATACTGCTTGTACTTCTTTCTTTAAAAGATAATATGTAGGCTCATTAGTAGAATCATCTACTTCATAAATAGTAACTTCTGTTGGACTAACAGATGAAGATAAATTAAAATCTACTGATTCTAATGTTCTAAATTCTGCAGATCCTTGTTCTTGAGATACTCGCATTCCAGCGTTAATTGATAATGCATAATCAAAGTTTGGTTTATTATTAGTTCCAGATCCTACTGCAGGAATTAATTGAAAAACATTTAATTTAACATGGGAAGGAACTGCATTTAATGGCTGATATCCTAACATATTAGCTAGATTAATTATATTTCCTCTTTCTTGAGCTTGATTTAAAATTGATTCTTTTAAACTAGTATCTGCGTAAAATGATAAAACATCTCCAACATATGCTGCTAATTCTAAGAACAACATTCCAGGTGATGATTCATTAAAATCAGTATGTTGATTTGGAAAATATTGTTTTGTAAATTCAATAAGATTTTTTCGAAATTGATTAAAATCTTTATTTAAATAGTTTACATTTTTATTTACGTCCATTTAATAATACTCCTTTTATTCAACTGTTACTTGTCCTGATTCATTTGCTGATATTGTAATCGATTTTAACGCATCAATATTTGATACTGTATAATCTAATACAACTGTTATTATATTTGGTAATGGTGTATCAAATATGACTTCAATTTTTTCAATATTAATATATGGTAACCATCTGTTAACAGAGTTACGTATTTCTTCATCGATAGCTATTTGTAATTTAGTAGTTTGCTGTTCAAATAAAAGAAATTTTAAAGAAGTTCCAAATTCTACTAGTTCATATCTTTCTCCTAATCCTGTTAAAAGTAAATTTTTTAAATTACTTTCGGATTGTTCCAATGTTGTAAATGTAGAATTAAAAACACGTTTACCATTAAACGGAAATTTTATTCCAATTGCAGAATTTGATTCAGATCTAATTTCACTATTTTCTA